GCATGTACCGCACGCCAGTGCCGTCATCCTTGAACTCAACTGTGGCGCTGGGATTGAGCGATGCGGCCCGGCCTCGAAATGTCAGCGTGCCGTCGCCGGCGATGAAAAGGTATCCCTGCTCGGACGCCATGACGGTCTGCAGGTACTGCAAGACGTTCTGGCCATCTGTCACCGCGTAAGCGCCCAAGGTCGAAGAGCCGGTGTCAATGGAGCGCGGGCCCTGGTAAATGACCTCGGGCCGGTCTAGAACGGCCGAAACGCGAGCACCACTGGCTTGCGCTGATGGTGTCCACGCGTTCATGTTCTGATTGGCAAGAATGGTGAACGCGTCGGCGCAGCTCGCGCTGATGACGCTCGCGCTATCAGTCTTGCCATAGGCGATGTTCCAATCGCCCACAAAGCCGCAATAGATTTCGATGCCGTTGGCGTAGACGCTGACCGGGTTGCGCGGGCCCACGAATGGGTAGTAGGGGGATGCGGTGTTCAGCGGGTCGAAAATGCGCGTGGGGTCGTAAAAAACAATGTTTGCGGTGCCGGCGTTGAACTGCTCGAGCTCGCGGTTGCGCCCCCTGGTGATCGTGATGCTCTGCACCATGCTGGTGACGTCGACGTACTGGATGCCGCCGAGCGTGCCCGTGTTGAGCTTGCCGTAGGTCGCGTTGTTCAGCTGAAAGGGGTTTCCGAAACCAGTGGTGGTTTCAAAGCCCATCTGGACTTCTATGACGGGCGCACTCATGCTGGCGCAAACACCGGGCCCGAACGCCGCTGTGCCCTCTGGATCGCCTCGATAATCTGCTGGCCCACCTGCTCGGGGCTGGACACCAGACCGGCGTTGACCGTGATGTTCATGCCCATGCCCGCGTTGCGGCCGTTGAGCGGTATAACCGCCTCGGGCCCGGCCTCACCAATCAGCGCAAGCGTCGGCTGCGTAACGATGCCGCCCGTGGCCAACCTTGGGATCTTAGGAATGTCCGGAATGTCGGGAAACGGGCTTACCTTGTTGATGCCGCCAATGGCCTTGTTGATGCCTGCGACGCCAAGGTTCAAGCCGTCGATTACGGCGTTGATCGCGGCCTTCACGATCTTGGCCAGTGCAGTAGCGCCTGCCTCAAGCCCGTCGCCGATGTAGCCAATGATCTTGGAACCGATTTCCTTGATGTCGCCCGCAATGCCAGCGACCTTGCCAATCAAAGCATCGACAAAGCCGTCGATCTTGTTCCAGATCGCAGTCGCCAGGCTGGTGACGCCGTTGACGATGTAGGTGATGACGCGGCTGCCGATGTTGCCAAGCCCCTCAACCCATTCGCCAAGCTTTGCGATCAAAGCCCCTGGCAGACCCTTGATGTTGTCCCAGACCTTCGTGGCAAGGTCGGCAACGCCTCCGGCAATGCCGGTCACGATGGTTTTGCCAATCTCAAACACGGTGGTGAGAATCTTGGCCGGCAGCTCGATCAGCGTGGTCTTGATGTAGTCAATGACGCCGCCGAAAGCCTGCTTGAGCCCATCCCAGACGCCAGAGAAATCGCCCTTGACCAGCGACACGATGGCGTTGATGACGCCCGAGACAATGTCAAACGCGGCCTTTACCGGGCCCTTGAAAAAGTCAACGACGGTGCCCACGACGTCCTTGACCTTCTCCCAGACGGCCGTGGCCACATCGCGGAAAGTTTCGCTCTTTTTCCACAGCAGGATGATCCCGGCCACCAGGGCAGCCACGGCCACAATGACGATGCCGATCGGATTGCTCAAGAGGCTTATGAGGCCAAAGACCTTCATGGCCGCGTTGACCGCGATGATGGCGGTGGCCAGCCCGCCAAAGACGCCGGCGAGAATCACGATCAGCTTGCTGTTGTTCTGCGCAAAGTTGCCGACCGATTGCAGCACGGGAAGGAACGCCTCAAAGATCGGCAGCAGCGCCGAACCGATGCTTTCCTTGGTTTCCTCGAGCGTGATCTGAAAACGCTTGAACTTGCCCGCTGCAGTGTTGGCGTTCTCGGATGCCGCGCCGCCGGTTAGGCGGGCGAGCTCCTCCTGGGCAGCTGCGAAATCCTTGCTCTTGATGATGCCCTGATCAAAACCGGGAATTAGCTTGTTGAGCGCGCCAAAGTTGCCGCCGTAAGCCTTGGCAAGAGCCGTAGTGACTGATTCGAGCGGCTTACCCGTCTGCGCGCTGACGTCCAGGGCTGTTCCCAGCAGCTTCTGGGCGCTGGTGAGATTCCCGGTCGCCGTGGCCAATTTGCCAAGCGCCGGCCGCAGCTCATCATCTGCGACGCCCACCTGTTGCGATAGGGCACTGATGTATGGCTCAACAGCGTTCAGCGCGTTCTTGTTGGCCGTAGTGACGCGGTCCAGTTGGTTGGCCAGCTTGTCGGACGCGGCAGCATCCTCCGCAGCCGCCTTGGCCGCGACGACAGCGCCAGCGCCAAGAGCGCCAATAGCGGCAGCCGCCGGCAGCGCCGCCTTCCGAATGATAAAGCCAGCCTTTTGGCCGGTTGTCTCAAGCTTCTGGAATTGCGCGATGCCACGGTCAAGCCCACGGCCGTCGAAATCGGTCAGGATTGGGATTGTGATGGCCATTACGGAATCATCCCCTGCACGACCTTTTCGGCCTCGCGCACGATTGTTGCGATGCCCTGGCTGATGCGCGGCGCGTGCCTGTCAGCCACAGGCCACAGGACCCGATCAGAACGGGCCCGAAGGTTGTTGCCAAGCGGCTTACTGCTGCTGACGGTCTCAAACAGGACGCCGGCGGGCTCGCCCTGGCTGACGTAAAGCACAGCGTTTTTATTGCGCCGCGTTGACGTCTTGACCTTCACGCCGGATCTGACCTTGGCGATCTGCCAGGGGAAAATCGAAAAAGCCTTAGGCGTCCACGGCCGGGCCATGCCCGACAGCGGCAGCTGCGGATAAAGGCTCTTGGCCTCGGCCACCATTGGCGCAACCACATCCTTTGCAGCGCGGTTGAACTGCTTGCGGAATTCAGGATCAACCTGGCGCAGTGCCTTGATCGTGTCCTTGACGCCAACCACTTCTGTCTTGATCGTCGCCGGCACTATTTCTGGCTTTCGTTGATGACCTGCAAAACCGTGTTCAGGTCTTTCATCGTGAAGTCTACGTCAGGGGGCCAGAAGCCTGTTTGCACCAGCACGATTGCTAGTGCTCGGCTGACTGTTCCCCGCCCGTAGGGTTTGCGTCACGCTCCACTGCGTCATCGACCACCTCAATGTCGACGATGGTGTCGATGAAGTCGTCGAACTTGGCCGCCACCGGCAACCCATCGCCTCGAGCTGCAGTCCACGCCATGAAGGCGATGTATTCCAGGCGCGGTGCCATTTGCAGCACCTGCGCCGATACGTTGAAATGCCGCTCAAAGGCGATGGTGTTCTTGATGGATGCAATGTCGACCACCCATGTGCCTGCATCCGTGCTGAACCTGATGTTGCCGTTGACTGCTGCATCCTCTGCCATCTGTGTCTCCCCTCGTAGTTGCTACGGCGTGACGTCGCGCACCCAAGTACCGCCCTCAAACGAAACCTCCATGACCTGCAGCTCGCCCACGGTGTAGACGATGGGCGCGCTGGCAATCATGGTGTTGGTGATCGTCCACTCGGGATTGTCGGCCGCAATGGCCCCGCTGGACTTCTTGACGACAATGTCCGTCGTGCCGTCGCCAAGAGCTGCCGCGATGGTGGCCTCCACGCCGGATGCGCCATAGTCGACGTAAAAGGTCATGGTGCCCTCGACGGTCTGCAGGCCGGCGGTCATCTGGCTGCCGGTGTCACCGAACGCGGTCCTGTCCAGGCTGGCGTAGCCCAGGGTGAAGCTGATGCTGCTGCACTGATCCTTGAGGTCGACCGTGTCGACCGTCAGGGTGTCAGGCTGGGAAAGGTAAGTCGTGGTCGCCATGACGGCTAACTCCTTTGGGTTCCGACTCTTACGGTGAGGTCATAGGTCGGGACTTCCTGCCCGCCCACTTGCATGACGCCGGGAATACCACGGATCAGCGAAATGCTGCTGTTCATAATGGTGTCGGCCGTCGTGATCAGGTAGTCAAGGGAGTCCTGGTTGCCCGGCGGGGCCGCAAGGATCTTGACGCCAATCTCAATCTCCGCGATGTTGCTGTTGAAACAGGTGAAGGTTGGCGGATCAACCAGCACCGAAATCGGCCGGGCGTTACGGACGTCGGTGACGACAGTGAGGCCCAGCGCCTGCAATGAGGCCACCAGCGTTGCTCGAGCTTCCCCAAAAATGCCGGAAGCGGTCATGCAACCTGGCTTCTGTTGATGCCCAGCAGACGGTTGATCTGCCCGTTGGCACCGAAGGGCACTGGCGTGCCCATCTGCTCAAATGACGCAAAGGAATCGACAGATCCCCGCTCGCGGTACAGGCTGCCGGCGAACATGATTGTGCCGAGCTCCACGTCACCGCCTGGCACCGTCGTGAGGCTGTCGTAATACCCGGCTTCCCGCCGGCGGCGGTAGGCGTAGGCATTGGCAGCCGCCACACACTTGGTGATGAAAGCCGTGTCATTGGCGGTCGCCGTAGCGATGCCAAGCCAGTCGATCACCATCTGGTTGGTGATCCATGTGCAGCTGGTGGTGAATGTCAGCGTGCCGGCCACGGGCCCACGCGCAATGTCGGCGTGAGTCTTTGAGAACAGCAGCTGGTTGAGGATGATCACATCAGGATCAAAGATGTGGTCGCCCTCGTCGTCCACGCCCAGGAACAGGTTGATTGGCACATCCACCACCGTGTAGGTGCCGTTCAGCGTTGCCCCGAGCCCGGCGACTGTGACCGACTGCCCGGTCCCTATTTCGGTGCCCTCGAGGGTCTGAACCACCATGTGGTTGTCAGTGACCTGTCGATGGGTGATTGCATAGGTGGCCATGGCAGTCGGTCAGTCAGTCAGTCGGCTTAGACGAAGTTGGCCTTGATGAACTTCTCCGACTCGATCACCTTGGCGGCGAAGTAGCCACGGAAGGCAATCGTGCGCGAAAGCTCGGTCGGGTTGTCGACCGTCAGGGCACCCTTCTGCTGCTCGTAGAGCTCGTAGCCGCTGGCGTCGCCGATGATGAGGGTGGCCGCGTCGAAGTTGCGCGACGTCACCACCTGCAGGCCCCACGCGGTGCCGTTGCCGCTGCCGAACGACATACCGCCCAGGGCGTTCGACGGGTTGACCGCCGGGAACATCGGCCGCTTGTTGTCGTCCGACAGGCGCACCAGCTCGCCCCACATGCTCGCGTTGAGGAATAGGTGGGTGGGGAAGTTGCCGTTCGACGCGGTAACGATGGTCTCCGCAGCCGTGGCGATCCAGTCGGCCCAGTAGGACGGGTCACCGACCGACGCGGCCGTGAAGTTGTCGCTGTTGGTGACGCCGGCCACGAGGGTGTCGGCAGCGACCTCCTCGGTGGTGTTCGCGTAGATGCGGGTCATGTCGTCGAGCACCAGCGACAGGACGGCCGGATCTGTCCAGTCCAGATCCTGCTCGCTGATGTTGACGTAGCCGCCGTAGGTGCCCTTGGTCACCTGAATGTCGTCCACCACGAAGGTGCCCGACTGCAGCGTGTCGAACTCGGCAGCCTGCTCGGCCATCGAGGTGTGGGTGACGACCTTCGGGCGAATGAAAATCTTGCCCCCACCAGGCATGGCGCGAACGCCAACGGCGTCGCAGATCGGGCGGTTGCCCACGAAGCTGTTGTACACGGGCCCGAGGATCGGCGTCGGGATGATGCCGGGCGTGTCAGCCACGGCAACCTCCGGCGCAGCGGCGCGAACGGCCTGCTTGACGCTTTCGAACTCGTGACCGCCCTTGATCATCGCCTGGATGTACTCAACAGCGGTGGGAAGCTCGGGCTTGGCAGCCGCGTAAAGCAGCGGCTGGGTCGGGATGGTGGCCTCTGCCTCGATGGGCTCGGCCTTCTCGGCATCGGTCATGTCCTCATGCTCCTGCTCGGTGTTGTCAGTGTCCTGCTCGGGATCCTGCTCCGGCTCGGCCTCGGTGGCCTCGGCGGTTGCCGCAATCTCGGTGATCACGGCCTCACTGAACGCCGGAACGGCGACCAGGGAGAGCTCGACGAGGGTGGCTTCCGTGACGGTCATCACGCCCTCGGCGTCGGTGGTGAACTTGGTGGGCTGCGCCCCGACGCTGACGGCGTCATAGGCACCGGCCTTGAGAAGCGCGACGGCATCGCGGCTGGCGCGGGTATCCGCCAGGGTGGCCTCGAACTCAAGGCCATCGTCGCCGTCGACAAGCGTGTCGACCACGCCGCGCAGCTGGGTCAGGTCGTGGTTCTCGATCAGCTTGGCGGGCTTCTGCGCGGTGTCGAACGCGCCGCGAGAGAAACGGACCTGCTGGCCATCTGAAACGGTGGCAACCACATTCCATGGCACAGCAATGCCCGCGATGCGTGCGGGCTCGCTCTCGCTACCGGCCTGCGCGGTGATCAGCGTGGCGTCGGCGTCAAACCGAATCATCAACCAGCTCCTGGTCTCGGGCCGGACGCGGATCCGCCGGCGTTATCTCTGTCTCGCTGAACTCGTCTAGGTATTCGTCAAGGGCGAACTCAACGTGGCGACCTCGAGGCATGACGTCATCCATCGAAAGCCGCTCCTGCATGGCGTGAAGGATCGGACGGGCACCGAACAGGATAAGATCCTGCCGGGCCTGCTGGGCGTTGGCGTAGGTCATGCCCGACTGGTCAATGGCCAGCAGATAGGCGGGGATGTCCATGAGCCGCGAAAGCTCCTTGGTCTGATACTCCCTGCCCTCCACCAGCTGCAGCTTTGACGGGTCAACGTCGTAGCTCTCAAACGTCACATGCTCGTTCAGCGCGCCGATGCTGTTGGTGCGGCGATTCGCAGCCCAGGCGGCAGCCATCTCGGCCAGCTCCTCGCCGCTCATGGGCTCGCCGCCCTTCTGCTGCAGGTAGCCGGCGGCAATCTCATTCGACGCGAAACGCTCCGCAGCCTGGTCAAGCCGCAGCTGGATCTGGATGGCGCGTTTGCCCTGGTAGATAATGCCCTGGCTGCCGCTGTGGAACTGCACCAGCTGCGCAACGTCAAGCGGGATGCCGTTGAAATCGACCTTCTCCGCAGGACCGAACCACTCCGGCGGGGCGTTGTCGGGCGTCGTGCAGAGGTTGGCCGGCAGCCACTGGAACGTGGCCGGGAACCCGGTGCTGTAACGGCTAGTGACCATCCAGAATGCGCGGCCATACAGGATAAGGTCGCGGGCGGTCTTTGCCATGACGAAGTTGCGAGTGGTGCGCGGGTCGGGCCGCGTCATCCAGCTCTCGCCCTCGATGTACAGCTTCTCGTACCGCTGCCCAGTCCACTGCAGCGTGTAGGTGCGCAGGTTCAAGGTGGCAGCGACCGTGGAGAGCAGGGAGATTGCCCTGGCCACGGTCGGGACGCTCAACGCTGCTTCCTCGAGGGCTCCGACGCTGTACCCAAGGAAGTTACCCGGTTGCGGAGCGCCCGCAGCTGCCGCGATGGGTGCTGATGCCATCGCAGGAGTTGCCTTCACCTTCGGCTTGAACAGCTCCATGAGGAAAGCGTGCCTTTCGATGTAAGTGAAAGCAAGGCTTACGCGATAAGTATACGATTTGATGCCCATGAAGCGCGGGGGGAGACACCGGCCGCGCCCCATGGACGCTGATAAGGCTACTAACCGAACGCGATAGCAGGCTTTGACCGCTGCGCCGGCCGCGCCACCAATGACGTTGCGAACACCAGGCAACGCGCCAGGGTGATCGGGCCGCTGCTCTTTTGTGACGAGAGCGCATAGCCGCGCTGGGTACGCACGCCCACTGCCCGGTCCACATGCTCTGCCAGCATCTGCTCGCCGGTGTGGATGATGCGCCCTTCCATGATCAGCTGACGAATCGTGCCGGTGTGAGTCGCCAGCTCGGCGTAGCCAACCTGCACCTTCTTGCGCTCGAGCTCGGGCGGGGCAATGTCGAACAGCGATGGGGTCAGCGCAATGGCATCGCAGCTGGTCGCCGCTTCACCGATGCTGCGCCAGCACTGCGCAAGCGAATCCGCAAGAAACTCCACGGTGACACCAATACGGTCATCTCCCACGCGCTGCGCCCTTACGCCGCAATAGAGCGACTCGTCAATGGACGAATCCACGGCCAATACGCCGCCGGCGGGAATGTCGTCAACCTTGAGGCTGTCAAACAGTCCAGGCGGAAGCCACGATCGTTCCGAGCTGATCCAGATGTTCAGCGATGCCCGAAGGAACGCGGCTTTGTCTACCTGCTCGGACTCGTCGCGCAGTACGTCGGGCTCGAGCGTGTAGCCGATGGCGGGATTGGCCATTTTCCAGACCTCGGGCGAGCTCATGGGGTCGATGCCTGGCGGTACGGACCATTCGGCCATGTAGAGCTTGGTGGTCTTGCCCTCGTCAATGGCCCGCAAACCTTCCTCGCGCATCTGCAGCATGGCGTGCGAGTCCTCGGTGCCGGCGGTTGACCAACATGAAAGCAGCGGCGATTTCATTACGCGCTGGGATGGCAGGGCACCGTTCAGCAGCACGTCGCGGCTGATTCCCCAAACCTCGTCGGCCACGATGTACGTCGGCGAAAAGCCGTGGAAAGCCTTGGGCGTCGCGGCCTGCACTAACCACCTGGTGCCGTCGGGCATGATCACCTCGTTGCGGCCGTAGCTCCATTTCACCTTTGCGCCGAATTCCTCCTTGAGAATCGGCGCGATGGCCTCAAAGATTTCCACAGCCAAATCGAGCTGGTGCGCGGTGTTGATAACCATGATGGGCTCGCCCCTGCGCTTGGGTTCCTGTGTGCAGGCCCAACCCACCAACGCTTTCAGCGCCATGGTCTTGCCGTTCTGCCTGGCGACTGACACAAGCGACCGCCGGCGCACAAGATTCCCGGCCTCGTCATGCTCAAGCTGGCCTGAAAGCGCAAGCAGCTGCCACGGCATGAGGTCGACGCCAAGGTATTGCTTTGCCCAGGCACCAACCTGCGGCCCGTAGCTCCCGCCCCCCAATGTCGGCGTTGTCAATCGCGGGGGAATGGCAGTGCCCTCGCCCAGGTCAGGACCGATCAGATCCAGCCCGTTTGAATCTGGCTTGTCCAAGCCGTTTTCGGAGATACGGAAAAT